ATGTACAAGGTCTCCGATCGCGACGGTCTGTATGTAGCCGTGCTGATCTCAGGCACCATCTCGTTTCGTTACGATTACCGCATCAACGGCCGCCGGGAGACGCTGGTTATCGGTCAGTATGGTCGTGACGGTATCACTCTGGCTGAAGCCAGGGATGAACTGATAGCCGCTAAAAAGCTGCTGAACGCAGGCCAGTCGCCGGCTGCGGCGAAGCGTGACGGTATCAAACGGATCCGCGGCGCAGAAACATTTACGGTACATACCGACGCCTACATGAAACATGTGGTCCTGGCTGACAGCACGCGGGCTATGAAGCAATCAGTAATCGACCGGGATATTTTGCCTGTTCTCGGAAACAAAATGATGTCCGAGATAACGACCCCTATGGTGCGTGATCTTTGCGATCGCATAGTCGAGCGCGGCGGACGTGCGACGGCGGTGCAGGCGCGTGAAATCATCAGCAGCGTTTACCGGTACGCCAATGACCGCGGGCACGGGTTATTCAACCCGGCCGCAGATATCAAACCTTCGGCGATCGCCATGTTTAAACCGCGTGACCGTTGCCTGCAGCCGGAAGAAATCGGTGTGCTGTTCAGGTCGCTCGATACCGTCAGCACTTTGCCAACCTTAAAGCTGGCTGTGAAGCTCATCCTGATCACGATGGTGCGCAAAACCGAGTTCATCATGGCGACGTGGAAAGAGGTGGATTTCAGCAAAGGAACCTGGACGATCCCATCTGACAGGATGAAGGGGAGCCGGTCGCACGTCATCTACCTTCCGCCTCAGGCGCAGGATCTGATGGTAGGCCTGCAGATGTGTGCCGGCGGGAGTGACTATCTTCTGCCCGGGCGCTACAGCACCAGTAAGCCGTTATCCAATGCTGCTCTGAACTCAGTCATCGATCGCGCGGTTGCTGCGGCAGCGGATACCGGGGAGAACCTGCAACCTCTAACAGTGCACGACCTGCGGCGTACAGCGAGCACGCTTTTGCATGAAGCGGGATTCCCGTCAGACTGGATAGAGAAGGCGCTGGCGCATGAACAGAAGGGCGTGAGGGCGGTTTACAACAAGGCCGAGTATTCCCGGCAGCGGGCCTACATGCTGCAGCAGTGGGCAAATATGGTTGATGCATGGATAAACGGGGAGCATTACGACCTTGTGCCGTTCTCCCCGTCTGCATTTGAAAAGTGGATGAATGAACAATAGTCCGCCCGGAGGCGGCTCATTGTGTCGCCTGCGAAGAATTCTCAAAGAGTCCGCGCAGGAACTTAACCATCGCGTTTGCAGAATCCCGCTGCTCACGGTAGCGTGCCGCTTCTCGCTGCAGGTGAAGGATCTCACCATTCCTCTGGTTGATAATGGCGCGCGCCTCTTCGAGTTGTCGTATCAGCGAAGCCTCTTCGGCAATGTTCATGCTGCCTCCCTCTTCTTGTTGAGATGGGGTGCATTCGAAAGGAAAACGGCCTTTGCAAATCCAAGAGGAGTTGCGCTGCGAATGTTGGCGCGCTCGTCGCTGGGCGGACATTCGTGAATTCGGTTGTCCGGATACCAATCGGTCACCAATCCTGCAAAGGACGTTCCGGATATGTCCTCGATTGCCTTTTTCTTCGGCACCATGCGTCCGCAGGCCAGCTTCACGGCGTCGATAGCCGCTTCAACCATCGGGTGCATATTCTCTGCCGGCGCCCTGAAGCCGTTACCCGCCCAGAGGCATGTCTGCTTCGTGTAGTTGTCATCCGCGCACAGCCCAGTGAATTGGTACGGATGGAACGTGTAATCGGCTGAGCCGAAGATGCTACTGAACACGCTCACCGGGTTTTCGAATGCCCACGGGCAGCCGGCCGCCAAGCCAACCATCCGGCATTGCTCAGCGACCAGCGCGGCCTTGACCTGGAAATGCGGGTCTTTGGCGCGCTTGGACTCGAACCAGCGGGACCCGGAAACAGCCACGTCCGTGCATGGCGGGAAGCCGATGACGATGACGACGTTCTCAGAGCGGATAATCTGAGATAGCCTCGGCATCGCCTCAAGGATGGTTGCCGATATGCGCTCAATAGGACCGTCGATCGAGGTCTCAGGGTGCTGCGGGTCCACCAGAACGGCACGATAACCTGCTTCGACCCATGGCTCAGCCATTTTCCCGGTTAAATCACAGAGGCAGATAACAGTCCCTTTGCTCATGCGGCCTCCGTCTTCACTACCGGCACTGCGCAGCCTGGCAGCAACTCAACCGCCGGCGCTGTGCACTGGTTACCCCACACGTCGAAACCGTGAGACGACTGGCGGGCGAAGAGTTCAATGCGTGGGACATCGCCAAGCAGCTGCACCAGTTTCTCGCGGATAACGTCCGGTTTGCGCGAGTTCTCCAGGCGCGGCGCCGTGACATGCTGGCAGATTGAGGCATCCATGCGGGCAGGTAGTTTTCCGCGCACGGCAAACAGGCAGTCTTCGCTGTTCGCCCGGGTCATATGGCCCATGCCGATCGCACTGTTCCCTTTGTGCTTGTTCGTCTTGTGCCAGGTGAATCCCTTCATGGTCATCAGGCGGAAGCCCCACGCCTCGACTACTCGCAACGCCTCCAACGGCTGAGTCGGTACCCACCACATAGCCAGAAGGCAATTGTCGGCGGCTAGCTCCCATACTGGCAGCCGGCAGATATCCAGCACATTCATCACTGGATACTTGAAACCGGCGCCGCGGTCACCGTCTGCTGCTTTGTCACGGTAAACCCAAGGAGGGTCAGCGTAGATAAGAGTGTATTTTCCCGTCATGCTGCCCCCTTCTTGCTATTCAGTTGCTCAGCCACGCGCTGTGCCTTCAGCGGGTTCTGGATAACCTGGCCGCCGGGCGCCAGCCAGCCACGGCGCACGGACGAATAAACCAGCGTGATACTGCCTACGCGAATGCTGTCGTGTGGGTTAGTCATAAATCACCCCGGCGGTTGCGCAGATCCCGGCATAGCATCCCTGGCGAAGCCGGTTCCCGCGGCCAATGCACTGATCGCGGCGTATAGCGATACGGGCCCGCTCAACCTCGCCAGTGGCCGCATCCATGCACTCAAGCCAGAGGCGAGCGGCCAGGCGGTACTGGCCTTTGTTCTCGCGAGCAATAGCGCGCTGCTCGATCTCCATTGCCGCCGGCGTTACGGCGACAAGAGTGGGCGCTTTGCGCTGAGAGACATAATCCGCGTGGTATTTTTCTATCCGATTCATCGTATCCAACCCTCTCGAAAAATGACCGCCAGCAGGAACAGCCAGGCGGATACGGCGGCCAGGTACAGAAACCATCCTGACCACCTTTCCCAGTACCTCGCCAGCGACGTCACGCCGCGTTACCAACCGGGCGAAATACTCGCTGCTCAAGCGGAGGCTTTTTTCCAGCAAACTCCGTTGTGCCGTTCTGCTGACGTTCATCCAGCCAGCGCTCGATCTCTTCGCTGTTCCAGGCACAGCGCTTGTCTGTGATCCAGAAACGCTTAGGGAACTCCCCGTTTTTCTCCATGCGGTCGATAGTGCTCATCGATACAGGCACCACCTCCAGCAGTTGCTTTCTGTTAAATGCACCTTTCATCGTTACCTCTCTTTTTTCAGTGCGGCGCTGGGCGCGCCGCGGTGGTGATTACATAGGGACTTCGTTCAGTTCGTCTTTGCGGATGCCGTATACATCGGTGGCAGCGTCCAGTAACTCCTGGTTACCAGCCAGACGGTGGGCCGCGTATTTGTAGGCCTTGTCCAGTTCTGCAACGTTACGAGCCGCCATAGCCGCAGAAGAGAAGCCAGAGAGAATGTCTTCTGGGGCGCGGTCGTCAGTCTTTTTCGCTTTCTCTTCATGGTGCTGATCAGGTTGCGAATTGATCAGCTGATTCATCCCCGCAGCGGTGCTAGCCGGTGGCGTAATGTCGCGCTCAACACGCGGTGCTGCTTCCTGCAATTCGTCAGGGGTGTAGACGCCAAGGAGAACATCAGGGGCGTGCAAGCGTGCCCAGCGCTTAACGCACAGGTAAGCCAGTTGCTGACGCGGATCCTGCTCCCAGAGTGGTGAGTTGCGCACTCCGGCTTGCGCCATGCTGATGGTCAGGGTGCGAGGCTCAGATTCGCCTTTAAGGGTTGCCCACACTGTCACTGTCAGGCTCGGAGATTTGTCGGTTTTCCCGCTTACTTTTGACCAGTCGCCATCCCATTTGTAGTTCAGGCGAGTGGCCAGAAGGTTTGAGGAAGAGACAACCGCATTAACCAGTTGCGCTTCATAGCCCAGCGTGCCGTTAACCACATGGGTTTTCTGCGCCACCGCGAACGGGTTCATTCCCCACTGCGCCGCCTGCATAGTGACTGCCAGGCAGTCAGCTGGCTTTCCAGCCAGGTGCGCCGGAACGGTGGCTTTGCTATCAGCCATCAGGGTGGCAAATCGCACCAGGCGATCCATCCCTTCCGGGCTGAAGATTGCCGCGGCGGTGCCGACGGTAGCACCAGGCTGAGAAGTGATTGCGATATCGTTGCTCATACGTACATATCCTGTTTACGTGCCCACTCAGGGCGTTTAATAACTTCAAATCCACCCCAGTCGCCTGTTTCGCGGCACTGGTGATAGGTATTCAGATCCCGGCGGTAGAGCGCATGCCCTATATCTACGTCCTGCGCATCCAGTTCGAACACCCGCACCGGGTAGCGGCCGCAGTCAATGGTTTCGCTCACTGCAAGGAAGAAGAATCCATGTGGATCGCCGGTGGTTTGCTGCGCGCCTTCGCGGTACATCGCGTCCTGTACGTGGTACCGGAATTCCTCAATGTGGCGCGAGAAACGCTCCATATCGGCAACCTTCTTCACGTCCAGCAGGACAGGGTGATTCTTCAGGCGCTTGTCCGGGCGTATGCGGCACAGCTCGCCAGTCTCCGGATCCGTCCAGTAGTGGGAGGCTTCGCAGAATCCTTCCGCCTCAAGTAGCCATCGCGCTGCCGGGTGTGCCATTGCGCTATCACGCATCAGTTTCAGCTTCCGGCCCTGTTCGGCGTCCATTACCGTCATGCCCATGTTCTCGACGTCTTTCAGGAAGGCTTCCTGATCTGCTTTCCCCTGGTTGGTTCTCAGGTTGAACTGCGGCGCCACGATGAAGCGCTTATCAAACTCTTCCGGCTCCAGAAGCAGGCAGTGCAGAGCCGTCCCCATATCCAGAGCTTTCAGCTTTTCGGTATCGACAGGTGCTGATTTCTGCCATTGCAGAAGGGCCGGGCTCAGCGCCACCATATCCAGCTGCGATTTACTCACGCCGTCTCCGGCGTGGTAGTCCTTATTGCTGATATCGAAGTAAATTCCTGGTGTCATGCCGCGTTCCTCGCCGTATCCAGCTGGTCAGCCAGATCCCACTTCGCGATGATGCTGGTAAGCGCGGCCTGATACGCGGCCAGGCATTCTTCAAACTCAGAGCTCATCATCAGCTCTTCCAGGATCTCCGCACGCACGCCCTTGCGCTCCAGTTCGTAGAATGGCTTTTGCAGCTGATGGAACTTGATTGCGTCGATAAGCTCGACGTGGCGCTCGTACAGCATCTGGTTAAGCTGGTAGTCGCCATCGATGTTGTTCATGATTTTTTTCAGGTTGTTAATCTGCTGAATGTTCATTTGCTCACCCCCATACCCATTTCCGTTTTTGCTGCCAGTTTGCTGACGAACGCCCAGCTGATTGCTTCCGGCAGCGTGCGAAACTTCCAGCTCATCAGCCCGCATGCCGTAACGCAGTACCAGCCGTTAATGATTTGCCATTGCATACACACCTCACTATTACCATTTGGTAAATATCAGGGTTATGAGAAAGCCACCATGTGGTGGGTTTCTGGTAATTCAACGCCATGTTGTTACCGTTAAGGTAATAATCTGATCAATTTACGAATTAGTCAATAGATGTGACTAGGAAAAGTTTACCAAAATGGTAAATGTATGAGGCGCGGGAAGTTATCCCCTCGGCAGGATTGCAGGATTGACAGGTAGATTAGAGGCTATTGGTTCTGGCTGACGATGAACTTGATGAAGGCGGTGATCTTGTTTTTCTCTTCCTGCGGCAGCCTGGCGTATTCGTGGTGGTCATAGTCAATCAGGCCAGCATTGCCAGGCGGCAGGATCAGCTCATATGCATCGCGGCCGAACGCCCGCGCGATAGCCGCCAGTACGCCAATGCTGGTTGAACCTTCTACGTTCAGGATGCGATTTACGGTCGCCTGACCGATGCCGGCCGCTTCCGAAACCTTTTTCTCTGAGTTCAGATTCGGATGCTCTCCCATCCATACACCCAGGGTAAAAGCTGCCTGCTTTTCCACACTCCATTCCTGTGGGTCGATAATCTCCGGCAGCGTCGGGGTATCTGACAGATGGTCGATATCCAGCCAGAAACGACCTTTCCCGGCGAACGACTCGATCTCGCGTGCCGCGTTGGCGCCGATATTTTTTGTCCCCTTGCTCCACCTGTTAACGAGATTCGCTGATTTTTTGAATCTCTCGGCAAACCGGAGTTGCGTGTTATCGAAATCCTTCCGGATTATCTCGTTGAGGTTGTCGCGTCGTATGTCGTAGATGCTTTTCATTTCTATTTTTTTAGCCTGAAATTGTTACCTAACTGATTAAATTTAATAGAATATTACCATAAAGGTAAACTTACCAAAAAGGTAACAGTCATTGATTTTTACACCAGATTGGTAATAATCAGGCTGTCTAAAGTTAGTCCGGGACTAAAAAAATATGAGCGATGTGCAAAAATTTGACTTCAAACGCTGCTGGCTGGACCTCTCGCCGGCTGAGCGCGAAGAGTTCGCAAGTGACGCCGGCACGACCAGCCACTACATTCAGGTTCACCTGACTGGCCGTAGAAGAATTCCACGTAAGCCTCTGTTAGAAAGACTGTTTAAAGCCTGCAAATCCCGTAAGTGGATCACCGCAAAATCCGACCTGGTCCTCTGGTTCCACGAACGTTAATCCTCAAAACTCACCCGCGCCGCCACCCCAAGGCGGCTCCTGCCTCTCCCTGTACACCAATTTGGTAATAATTATCCAAATACGGTTGATCTTTTTTTGGCTTGCTGCAAAATTACCGTAACCACAACCAGAGTGAGACAGGAACTATGGAGATCATTACTCGCGTCGAAGCGGCAAAGGCAGGACTAAAGCGCTACTACACCGGTAAGCAATGTAAGCACGGCCATGACAGTGAGCGATGGGTATACAACGGGCATTGTGTCGAATGCACCCTCGAGACTAACCGCCGCCGCCATGCTGAGATAAAACGGCTAATGCATGAGGCCTCAAAAGGTAATGCCGTGGAGGTGATCTGATGGCCCGCATTCGCACCATTAAGCCCGAGTTCTGGACCGATGAAGACATGGCAGAGGTATCAGAACCAGCCTGCTTGCTGGCTATTGGTCTGCTTAATTACGCAGATGATGAAGGCTATTTCAATGCAAACCCGAAGCTTATCAAAGCTGCAGTTTTCCCTATCCGAGAACCATCCGTTCCTATTCCGGTACTAATACGGGAGCTTTCCAACTGTGGTTATTTATCCATGTTTTCCACCCCTGATGGCAAGCATTTTGGGGTCATAACTAATTTCCTTAAACATCAGGTAGTGAATAAGCCAAAAGAAAGCAAAATCAAAGGTTTACCACTACTACCGTATGAGTACGGTACTGATACGGTACAAGTACCATTAGGAATGGATCAGGGATCAGGGATCAGGGAAATAAAAACCCCTCTCTCTGCGCGCGAAGTAATTCAAGTCCCTCCGGTTGTCGTTGATGGTATCGGAGAGCCAATTGGCAAATTCACCATGCATGAAAACTGGAAGCCGTCAGAGGACTTTGTCATGCGCGCCAGAACATGGGGCCATGCGCTACCAGCTGACGGTTACAAGAAATCAGACCTGATCGAATTCATCACCTACTGGATGGCAGAAGGCAATGTGATGCAACACGTGCAGTGGGAGCAGAAGTTTGCCCGGCTGCTGATGAACAGGAAAAAAAGAGCGGCAGGAAAGCGCGGTGAAAGCTCTGACGATGAAGTACCACACTGGAACAGCCCTGAAGGCTGGAAGGATTTCTTATGAGTAACGTATTCGCAGCAATTCAGAATCGTGATGCCGGCGCCCTGGCTCGCATGATGGGTCCGGACAATCACCAGGCTCAGCAAGACAATGTTGTGAACATCAGCGCAGAGAGACTTGTCGATGCCCTGTTTAAACAGCTCAAGCAACTGTTTCCGGCAGCAGAGCAGACCAACCTTAAGACCGCACAGCAGGAGACCGACGCTAAGCGCCAGTGGATCGCCGCTTTCGCCGAAGGTGGTATCCGTACCCGCGAGCAGGTATCAGCAGGAATGCGCCATGCCCGTGCCAGTGAATCACCGTTCTGGCCGTCACCAGGTCAATTCATCAAGTGGTGCAAAGACAGCAAGATGGTGCTTGGCGTGAGCATCGAAGATGTGATGGGGGAGTTTCACCGCTACGCCAAGGAGAAAAGCCTACAGCCTGGCGGACCAGAACAATTCCCGTGGCGCCACCCTGTCATGTACTGGATTGTGTGCGATACCAGGCGCGCGATGTACCAGCGTCAGTTAAGTGAGATTGAGGTTGAGAAACATGCGCGTAAGCTTCTTGACGAATGGGCATCAAAGGTCGCGGCAGGTCATCAGATACCTGATCCGATTCTGAGCATCCAGTCGAAGCCAGAGCCTATAAGCACCCCTCCAGACCCCGGTGGCAATACCTACCATCCACCAGGTCGAAGCTTCGGATGCATGCCTAACGCGGCGACACTCGGAGGTATAACCCCGGCACAGTGGCTGATGGAGGAATACCGGCGAGGGAAGGCAGCAGGACTCATCAAGTAATACCGGCGCGGAAGCGCGTTTTTTTACGCCTTAATGTTTACCAAAAGGGTAATAAAATATGCGCAAGACTATTGATATTGATCCGTTTATGGTTATAAATTACCAATAAGGTAAAAATCATGCGAAAGACATTACAGGCACTTGGCCGGCTTAAAGCTGGCCAGATGAACAAAACCGAAACGGCGTACTGCCAGAACCTTGAGCTGCGTAAGCGCTACGGGGAAATCGCCTGGTACCGGTTCGAAGGCATCAAGCTGCGTCTGGCTGACAACTGTTTCCTGACTGTCGATTTTGCCGTGATGTTGGCCGATGGTCGGCTGGTGATGGTGGACGTTAAGGGCAGCAAGTCGGTCTTTACTGACGATGCGAGAGTAAAGATGAAGGTTGCGGCAGACAGCTATCCGTTCGTCTTTCAGGTTGCTTATCCGAAACCTAAAAAGCTCGGCGGTGGATGGGAGATTGAAGAGTTATGAGCACAAAGACCAATGCTGCTGGATTGATTGTATCCGGTGAAAAAAATCCGAACTGGAAGGGCGGGAAAATCGAAAAGGTTTGCGTCGTATGTGGCAAGCAATACCAGGTTAAGCGGGTTAACTCTTCATCGCGTTTTTGCTCGCTTCAGTGTGTAGGCGTTTCGCAAAGAGGAATCAGTAGGCCTGGTAGAAAGGGAAGCACGGGTAAGCGTGCGGGGAGTGTTGAAATCGAATGCGTAGTTTGCCGGGCTGTTTTTACGGTTTACAGGGCGCACGCCAAGAGAATCAGGTGTTGCTCTAAATCGTGCTCCAACGCAATGAGGTCATCTCTGATGAAGGGTGACGGTAACCCTAATTGGTCTGGTGGCTTATCACGCTTGCCATATCCATGGGACTTCAGAGAAACGAGCAAGAAGGTGATAGAGCGTGATGGGTTTGTCTGTCAGAACCCTGGGTGTGATGGAACTGACGAAAGGCTAACCACACATCACATCAATTACGACAAACAAGACTGCCGACAGGAAAACCTAATTTGCCTTTGTTCCAGTTGTAACTCAAAGGCCAACTTCGGGCGCAGTGAATGGCAAAGGTTCTATGAGTCGCTGATGTCGGGAAGAGTTCTAAAACAACGATCTTCATTGATATCAATTGAATCAATAAGTTAAACGGGTAAGCGGGGGTAAGTATGGATTTTGATTTCGTGAATTACAGCCGGCGGTCACTGCTGCTGTTCGTGATGGTGGCAAACATCATTGGGTGGGTGGCAATCGTCGCCATCCTGTATGTGGCTTATCTGGCGATCGAGTGGGTGACAGCATGAACATCGAAACAGTAAACGAGCTCATCGCCACCCTGGAGAGCGCAGGCGAGCTGTCGATCAGAGAGCAGAAGTTCCTGAAGCTGGCGAAAGCGTACCAGCAGCTGGCTGCGGAGAGTGTGGCGCTGAAGGCTGGCGTTGCAGAAGAAATTGAAGTTATCAATCGCGGCGGTCAGATGTACTGCGTGAAGGACGGCATGTCCATAAATCCGATATATGCGCGCGGATGGAATGACCACCGGGCTAATGTGACGGCAGTTCAAACCCCCGCCACCGATCGCATCTATGCCGGGATTAAGGCTGATGGGGTGGAAGAGTTTGCTGCGCATCTTTTGTCAATGGAATGCCATCTAGAAGCAACGTGGGCTAAGTCATTCGTTTCGGAGGTGTTGAATGTCAAAGGTCGCTGATTTTGTGAAGCGCATGGAGAAGCAAGGTCGCCAGTTTGAAGTGAACGGTAACTTTGTTGTTATCTCGCCGACTAATGGACTTGAAATGTCAGACCTGATTGAGATGCAAAACATAAATAAAAAAGGCGAACTTGCGGATTATATTTCCAGGCATCGCGAGGGGGCCGACAAATGAGCAACCGTTTTTACATGCTTTGCACGCGAGAAACTGTGGGGAGCAACGCCTCGTTTCATTGCCATAACGGAAACGGATACAGCTCCAATATCGACCGCGCGCACGTTTATACGCAGGAAGAGGCGCAGAGATGCTGGGACTACGGGAGAGAGATTGACCAGCCGATTTGCGCTGATGCTGTTGATGCCCTGGCTGTATGGCATGTGGATTGCCAGTACATCCCATGCGATAGCGTGGTTGAGCAAGGTTGCAGCGCATACGTTGCGTATAAAAAAGGTGACTGGAACGGGAACGATGTTTACTGGTTACAAAGCGGAGGGTTGCCAACCGATGATTTCAGCAAGGCATTCGTTTTTGTATCCGCCAACACGGATGAGCCAGGCGTTGTGTGGCTGCCATTCCATTTGGCAGATGCAGTAAAGCGGCGCACGTTCAATATCAATAATTTCAACCGCCGAACTATGGTTCAAGGTGCCGGGCTGGTGATGCCTGAATGGCTAAAAAAATACAATCGCAGACAGAAGGCAAAAAGTGGAAAGGTTCGCTGGAACTGCCCACATTGTGGCCGCATTACCTGGCAATACAACCCATACGACTTTGATGGATGCAGCAATTATAGCTGCGAAGGATGGCGAGCATGACAACTGATATCACCGAACTGGCGCAGAGAGAGAAATTCGAAGCGTGGGCTGAAGAATGCAACGCTCTGCCGTGGGGTTATCTCAAAAAACTCCGCATCTATACCGGATTCTACTCTGATCACACTTACACCAGTTTATGGGCCGCATGGAAAGCGGCTGGCGCTGAGCTGGTAGAGGCGCTGGAGAAGGCGCAGCAGGTAGACGAAGAACTTTGCAGGCTCCTGCCTCCAGGCGCTGAGTACATGGACCCTCCAGACGGCGGTGATGTCACGCCGCTTGAAGGAGTTCGTCGAATGGTGGCTGATTACCGTCAGCGCATCGCCGAGCTGGAGTCCCGCACCGTGAAGCTGCCCCCTGAGCTTTACACAATCGGTGAGCTTATCAGGACGCAGGACAACCGCATTACCGATCAGCCCATGTTCGTCGTTTTCCAGAAGCGTGAAATTATCGGAAGCGATGAGCACTCGCCTAGTCGGATTTGCTGGGTATGGGATGGTGAAGAGGTCAGCGAGCTGAGAGCCAAGCGGCTGGAAGCGCTTTATCAGGATGGTCGCGACACTCGCGGATATGATCGATACGCCATGCAGGAAGTCGATGAGTTTGTTACTGCCTGCTTTACCGAGCATGGATGCAAAGACTATCTGCGCCAGAACGGCCATAACCTGCGGTTGCCGTACATTTACGCCTGCGGCTCTTTCCGAAATAACGAATATCAGCTGGTTAGAAATTGGCTCGCTGGCATCAAGGTGGAGGCTGAGTGATGTGGAGAGGAACCGATCGCACCAGAAGCCAGATGATACTGACCGAGTATCGCTACGACCCTAAAGCTAAAGACTCCAAATCCGTTTACCTGGTGCGGCATAACAGCCGCATTCATCAGACTGTTCTGGAGCAGCATTTGACAATAGAGCGCGATAGTTTCGGTCGTTTCATACCGACTATCGAACTAAAAGACTTTCCGGAAGGACTTAGCGACCGTGAGTCGATGCTCAAGCTTGCCGACTGGCTGCACCGTTTAGGTGTGGCGATCGAGGATAACTGGAGTCAACCATGACCAAATCAACCATAACCAGAGAACGCCTGGCAAAAATTAAATCATGGCGTGAAACCTACGGCGCCGGAAGCAACGTAATGCTGCCAGCTGAAGAAGCTGAGGAGCTGGCCCGCATCGCGCTGGCCGCAATGAACGGCGAGCCGTTCGCATACATCATTCAGGACAAGTATGAAAGAGAGAGGGGAGTGGAGGGGCATCTTAGCCGCAGCCATGTATCGAAATATGTTAGCCAAGAAGACATTAACGAACATGAGATAACCTGTATCCCACTCTATCGCCACGCGCAGCCGGTGCCGGTGGTCAGCGCAGACCTGCTTCATACCGCAGCATCAGCAATCGAAGACCTGCTGACTAATAAAGACAGGACTGGTGCAGGTGTGTGGTTCGACTTGCCATTCAGGCTACGCTCGGCGGCTAACGAGCAGACAGCGCCGGTAGTGCCTGATGATGTGCTGGACGCATTGCAGAAGGTTGCACGTATACGCCTCGACCTGAATGACTTCGACGGCGATCGCCGTGGCATCGCTGATTGCCTGTGTGATGCCGAAGAGGCGCTCATCGAGGTAGTAAACCGCCGCGCCGCCATGCTCGCAGACGCCCCACAGGAGGTGAAATGATGCCCTCCATCGAAGAAATGGGCAAGCGAGCAGCACTGCTAAAATGGAAGCGCCAGTTTGGACCGTTTGAGAAATGCCCGGTCTGCTACGGGCTTCTTTCTTCCTGCGAGCTGTGCCACGGTAGCGGCAAGGTGATTCAGGAGGATATCGACTCCTGGAATAACCCAATCACCAAGATGAGACGGGAGGTGAAAGGTGCCTAAATCCCCCGCAGAACGCAAAGCCGCGCAGCGCGCGCGGCAGTCCGCCGCCGGTGAGCGCAAAATTGAACTGGTGCTGGATGAGCAGGAGCAGGAGATGCTAGCCCGTAACTGCGCCGCCCGGCGCCCTGGTCGCGATCCCTACGAAATGGCCGAGTACATCGCGCTGCTGATCCGCCAGGATGATGCCCGCGTGCGCGGCCGGATTAACGCCATCAGCAAACGCCGCTGCGGCAAGTGCGGCGATCAGTTGCCGGTGGCATCATGCCCGCACTCAGGAGAAGCCGCATGCTGGGTGATGTACGGTTGGCACGAAACAAAACTACCGCTGTGA